ATAAAAAATTACGATATGAAATTTTTTTGAACAGAATCATAATCTCGTGGGGGAATTACAAAGTCATTAGGGGTAATTATAGCATAACTATATCCATACACTTCACAGGTTTTTATTGCTACTTCATCTTCAACTTCAACTACAGACATCTCTGGATAGTCTTCTGCCTCTAAAAGACCAGCATATCTATATGCATCATCCTCTTCTTCAAAGATATACAAAGTCTTATCACCATCCTCGTTTAATACTGCATATGCACCTTCGTCTTCTTTCTCTTTAATTGATAGTATGTACATTACTCTATTTCCAATGCTTCTTTATAAACATCTCTTAGAAGATTTTTAATAATTGTTTTATTCAAACTGAATTCTGCTTCTTCAACATATTTATCCAAAATGGTAAGAGTATCCTCTACCGAGAATTGTTCATTATTTACATTTTCATCATAAACATCAAAATTTTCAACAATTTTAAATTCTATCGGATTTGCATTTGTAATCTGACTTACAAACTTATCAAACTTTAAATGGTTCTCCTTTTTCTCAACAAAAAGTTTAACCATTTTACTTTTCAATGAAGAAAAATCAATATCCTCACAATCATCATTGTAATAAACTTTTTCAAACATCGTGTAAGGATTTTCAATTCTTTCTAAAGAATAATCATCTGTATCAAGAATGTGAAATCCTCTTTTATCATTTACATCACACCAAAACATTTGATATGGATTTCCCAAGTAAAAAATTCTTCCATCGTTACTGGAGGTATGATAATGACCAGAAAATACCCTATCAAATTTTTGAAATATATTTTTACTCAGTCCATTTTCTTGTACGTGTCCTGGATAAACAGAAAATCCAGATAATTCCAAGTGCCCAAATACAACCTTTGCACTTGTCTCTTCCAACAAAGAGAATACTTCTTTCTCATTATCCGAACAAATCCAAGGCAAAAAAACACATTCAGTGCCACCGATTTGAGTTTGAACTGGTTCTGATATTTTTACAATATTTGAATACTCGTTCAATAAAACGTCAATTGAATTTACTTCATTCGTATTTTTGTAATACGCATCGTGATTTCCAACAATACTATAAACTTTAATTCCAAGTTCTTCAAACTTATCATATACATTTTTCTTTGCCCACTGCAATGCCCAGTAATCAACTCCCTTGCGATTATCAAAGGCATCACCAAGGTGAACAACTACTTTAATTTTATTTTTCTTTAAAGTTGGAAAAAATATATCATTATAAAATTTTTCAAAATATTCGTGAAATGCTTTATTAGCTTTACGAAAATTATAATGAGTGTCAGTTATAAGTCCGATTTTCATTGATATGATTTCATTTGAATGTTTTCTTTGATTGTATTATAGTCAGAAGAATTTGGAGAGTCATCATCCACATAAAATAACTGCTCGTATCCACTTCTTTCAATAATTTTCTCTTTGATTTCCATCTGCTTTTTCTCTTTTTGAATACGACGCAAGAAAGCATAATATACAATTTGTGTAAAATATGCAAATGGATTTGATCTATTTACATCAAAATTATTAATATATTGAACACAATTTTCAACTCCATCACTAATCATATCCTCCCGAAAAATGTAATTTACAAAATTGGGACGATAAGATAAATGAGTTGCTATTTTAAGAAAGCAATCTCCAAGATAATTTGTTATTGGTGGAGCTGGCAAATCTTGTTCTTTTGCTGCTTTAACTTTATTCTTATAAACCAATAAAGCATCATAAAAGTCTTTATTGTTTACGTAATGCGGATTCTTTTTGATTTTATTCATTTGTAAAGGAGAGAGTAAAACTACCGATAATAACTACAATTTTACCACATCAATGAGAACTTGACAAACAAATAAAATACAATTAAAATCACTCTGTTAGGGTTGAAGATAAATTATATCTTTTAGTTATTAGACTTATATAACTTCTCTAAAGATATTCTGGCATCAGCAATGTTAGAAAGATATCCCATTTTTTCTGATAACTTTGTTTTATTTGATTTTCTATTTTTATCTTTTACATATTTTGTATGCATTTTAATTAAGTCTTTATCTGAGACTTCTGTAATTGTTATAATTTTATCCATTTTTACAATGAATAAATCTTCATCACTCATTTTAATCCAAGGACTTACTTTAATTGTAGTCATTCCTAAATGACGAACTACAATCGTTTCCATAGTTACCGGACAATCTAACATTAAAAAAGTTTCATCATCATCTTCACAAGGGCATATCTTTGAAAAAACTTCTTCTCCAGAAGTTAATTTTATAATTCCGTAAAACTCTTCTTCCATTTATTTTTTAAAATTAATTTGTAAAATTTCATAATTAAATTTTTCCTCATTGTATATTTTAATTCTTTCGATTAAATGATTAAGAGTATAATTTTTTCTTGATTTGTATGTTGCATCATCTGCAATATCATAAAGTATTGCTTTGTTTTTGTTTTCTCCTTTTCTTAAAACTCTACCTATTGATTGAAGATTGCGAATTCTTGATTTTGATGGTGAAGCAAAAATTACATTATGAAGATTTTTAATATTAATACCAGTGCTAAATGTTCCATAAGATGCAACAATAATTGCATCATTTTCTTTTTCTGTGATTTCTCTTATTTTTTCTCTTGTTTCAGTATCAACTCCGCCGTGGACAAAAAATACTTTTCTTTTTTTTGAAGCTGAATTATTTATAAGTTCATATAGAATCTGTCCATGAGATTCGACACGATTAAAAAGAACTAGACTATTTCCTTTTAAATCTAATACAAGATTTTTAATAAAATTGTTTCTCTTTTCATTTCCAATGATATATTGAACTTCTTCCTCATATTCATTGAATTGTTGAGAATTGTGTTTTAATAATAATATTTTAATTTGTAATTTTGAAAGATGTCCTTTTTCAATTAGTTCTTTTGTTTGAGTGACTTTATATGATGGACCAAAAAGTCCCTCAAGTACCCACTTATGCGTCTGTGACCCGTCTAAAGTTCCAGTGAACCCAAATCTATATTTTGCATTATCCATCTTGGTCATAATGCCCACAAGAGACTTTGATTTAAATTGATGTGCTTCATCTCCAATTACAACATCAAAGTTTTCATAAAAAGATCTAGGAAGATTATAAATTGATTGCCAAGTTGTAACTACTACTGGTTTATTTGTAATTTTTTCTTTTCCAGAATAAATTTTATGACAATAATTATCAGAATCCCAACCATAATCTGTAAAATCTTTTACCATTTGTTCAACCAATGATGTAGTTGGAACAATTAATAAAATATTTTTATTGTTATCTACAAAATATCTTACAATCGTATAAATCATTAGTGATTTTCCAGATGCTGTTGGGGATATTAAAAGTTTACGATTGTATCTTAAAGCATCATAAACAGCATCAATTTGGTAATCTCTTGGTTGATGTTTTGAAATTTTATTCATATAATCAGAAATACCATTTAAAGAAATCATTTCATTTTCTTCAAATGGCAATCCATAAAATTTATTTTCTTTAAATTCTACTGAATATTCGTATCTCTTTGCCCAAGCAACTAATTTATCAAGCAAACCAACATAAATCTCTCCAGTATGACTGCTGTATAATCTAATTTTTCCATCCCAATATTTGCTCCTATATTGAGGCATAAATTTTGCACCAGGAACCTCAAAAGTAAAATAATCAAAAAGTTCTTGATGGATGTGTGGCTCAGTTTCCACCTTTAAGTATATTTCGTTCTTTTTTTGTATAATAATGTTAGTCATATCCTGCAGTAAATCTCATATATTCAATAGCATTTTTGATTTGATAAGTTCTATTTAATATTGTCTTTAAAATACTATCCAAATAATTTATCATAGTTTGATAGTATTCAATTTTAGATGCAATTTTGAGTAAATCAGAATCAGCATCCATATACTTATCTAAATCTGGTTTTAATACTTTATGGTCAAAAGGATTATTTTTATATACTTCTGGTTCTGCTTTTCCTGAATAATATAACCATTTTTCTTTCCTAAGAATTTTATATTTATTTTCTTCCATTTTTTTAAGAAGAATAATATTATTGTATATTTTATAATATTTTGAATGTAAAGAAGGAATTTTAAGTGATTCTTGATGTAGATTATCTGGATCTATTTTTGAATCTTCTTCCCATAATGTTTGAATTTCATCAATGTCCATAAGTTTAATAAACGATTATATCGTATAAAGTATATTTGAATGTTACATTTGCAGTCAAAAAATTTATATCTTGTGCTTTAGCATTAAAATCTAGAGTTGATAGAGAAACTGGAAATAGTCCCCTAAAATTTACTTGTCCTATAGGATTATAATTACTATTATAGATGATTAAACTTCCATCAGATTGTCCGAAATTAGCATCTTGAACTCCTGGATTAAATTCATCAGAATTTAATAAATTTTGAAATTCTGAAACACTATTTGGGTATCCGAGTCCTCTTATCCAGTTATGTATTTGTAAATAATTTTGTAAATTTTCATCTACATAAAATTCAAAAGAAAAATCATCATAGGAAATTTTATCTCCAGGAATTGGAATATCTTTTAAATAATTTGATTGAATTGAAACTCCTAAGTTTATTCCTGGAATTTGCGATGAATTAGAAAAAAAATCAACTTTAGGATATTCGGATAAGGTAAATTTAAAACCTACAGGAGAAAGAAAATTTCTATTATCAATTTGTTTTGACCAAGGACTCTGAGCCATTTTTATTTTTATTTATTTGCATAAAAAAAGAGGTCCTTTTGGACCCCTTGAGATTATGTGATAAAACTCACATAAGATTCTTAACCAATACTCTTCTGTAGTAGCGGTTGCTGTTTGACTGGATACGACCCAGATTGGTCTCAGGTGCAGATTCTGACTTACCTTCAGCAAATGGGTTGGCAACAAGACCATAACGGGTCTTGAATCCAATCTTAGGCTGGAAGGTGTTCTCACCAACGGCACGAACCATTTGGAGAGGAACGTATGGGCAGTAGAAGAGTCCTGCGTCATAAGGAGAAGAACCCTTATAACCAACAACGTAATACTGACCACCATTGGAACCAGTGTTTGAACCACCAGAATATGGGTCAATATAAACACGATACTTGCCATTGAGAACACCAGCAAAGGTGTTACCAGTGTCATCAACATTCAGGTTGGCATTGAGTGCAGGAGTATAGTCAAGGAGACCTGCCATTGAAAGTGCAGAAGCAACATCAGATGAACACATAATGATGTTGCCCTTTCCTCTACGAGTACGCTGTGCAATTGCGTTTGCGTCTCTTTCAATTTGGAAGATCAGACCC